GCTAGATGCATTGTTCCGGTACAGCGACGCGCACCGGCTTGACTATGTATCACCAGCAATCACCACAACAGCAACACCAGACGCGCCACACCGTACAGGATCACGTCTGGCGGTCATGTGGGATATGTGCCGTCGTGACGGTGGCGCGCATGTTTCCGATCTGAGCGCGGCAACCGGCTGGACCGCTGATACAATCCGCGCCCGTGTTTCAGAGTGGCGCACCGCACATGGTGATGCAGCCATTATAACCCATACACAACAGGCGTATGGTCACCGTTACGGCACTAGCAATGGCGGCCATGATCTTAACGGTTATGAAATCGCGCGGCAGGTGGAAACAACGGTTGCAGGTGGCGTCGCGCTCTATCCTGCAAACCGGTGTGGCGTAACGTCAATCTGGGCCGGTCTAGATGACCAGACGTTTGAATTCTTCAACACGCGACGTCAAGCCCTATCATAGGGCTGGCACCATCGCCGAGACTAGGCCGCCGCTGGCGGCCTTTTCTTTTGCCTGACGTACAATGTATAACCCGAACAATTGTTCGCACTGTATGGCGCTTGAAACGCCAGCAATCGGCATGCGCTCAAAATGAGCGGCGCTAGGTACCCTATGCAAAACGCTCAAAATGAGCGTCGGGGTGTGGGGGTATATGTCAACCCCCCTAACGCTCAAAATGAGCGGTCGGCGCTTCGCGCCCTATTTCACTCAAACAATCGCCAAAAAAAATTTTAAAAAAAATTTTACATCATGTTTTCCTTGATCTTTTGCAATCTTTGCACTACATTGTGTTCAGACAACAGAAGGAGGGCGATATGCCGAAGTTTGTACTAAAGATGGGTGATCCTGTTGAGTTTGAGGCACCGGATGCCACTGGCTTCTTGGATGCGTGGCGTAGTGTGAACCGTTCTGCTGACGCGGACGATGGCGAATGGATGCGCACAGCGGCGTCACTTGCATGCGATTGGAGTGGCAAGGCCATTCGTTTTGAGAGCAAGGAGATCTTTGCGTCAGACATGATGCGTCATGGGATGTTAGAGGAGGTTGAGGGTGTACAAGGCTAAAGAATCTTACAGCATGTGGGACGGCAAGGAGCTTCGTGACAAGCGGAGTGCTTTGGGCATGACGCAGACTGCGATGGCTCGTGCTTTGGGTGTGAGTCATCGTATGTATTGTTATTATGAGGCTGGTGATCAGAACATACCGAGGTCTGTGGAGTTAGCGGCGTCTTATTTATCGTACAGGGACTCTGATGGTTTAGTGAAGGTTGCTGCTAATCCGGCAGGTACCCTAACGTCTTTTGATCGTGATCGCATAAGTCGTTTATGTTTAGCGGTTGAGTGTCATGAGGGTCCGGATGCTACGACTGACAAGTTTTTACGTCAGTGTTTGAAGGAGATTGACTATTTGTTGTCAAAATTTCCTGAATAACATATGATTCCCCTTATATTTTCATAAAGGGGCAGTTGCATGGCAAATTTTATGGGGCCGATGGCACCGCCGCAAGCGGCACCGCCGCAACCGGCGCAGTTAGACATACGCACGAATCCGGGTCAGAGGGCGCAGTTCAAGTCGTTCATGCAGGGAATGCAGACCCCACCTACTACTGCGCCAATTGCCCCTATGCTTCCGGCACCTATGATGTCTCCGATGGATCAGATAGACATTTTTGCTCCTGCGCCAATGGCTGATGGTGGTGTTGTTGGTGGTTTGAATGATTTGCAGCAGATGTCTGGTCAGATGGTTGATGCGTTGAACACTGTTGTTTACGGCGGTGGTCAGGGTATGGGTGGTGGTATTGGCAGTGTTATGCAGACGCCGCCCGGATCGTTGCCTTCTGCTTTACCGAACATTGAGAGTGGTGTTTACAAGCAGCCGATGAACACGCCTATGGAGATGCCGTCTGGTTTTCCTTTCGCCAATAGCATGACCATGCCGCAAGCAGGCGGTAACATGGGTGGTGAGCGGATGACCGGAGACATGGAAATGTATCGGCTGGCTCAACAGGATGCGCGTCGTCAGCGTGAGGGCGGATTCATGGGTCGTGTGATGTTGCCCGGTGAGGGGTCGTTTGAAGATTTTATGAATATGCAGCCGCAGTATGATTTGCAGCAGACTCAGTTATATGAAGACGGTGGTCCGGTTCGCATGCGCGATGGTGGCGGCGCTCGTGGTCCTGTGACATTTGAAAGTGGTCGCTCTTACGAGACTGGTCGCGGCATTGCAGAGCAAAACCGTGAGATGGATGCTCTTGAGAGGGCGGCGGCAATGTATGAAGAAGATCCCGGAGAAAATGCAGGGATTGACATGGGGAATCCTGATCCTGTCCCACAGGATGAAGATCAATATGATGCTATTGAGAACACAATAGACAACATTTTAGATAAGCTTAATAGTGGCGGTGGCGAGGATATGGTCCCCAACCCCGGTGCTTATGTTCCTCCTGCCGGTGATACAGGCAGCACGGGTGCCGCATTTAATCCAAGGCTTAATTCTACTGAAAACCAACGTCCCGGTGGGACCATTGCGATTGCGCGTCATCCAATGAGTCCGGGCGACACATCTTCAGCAGAATTGATGGGTACGCTTGATTCTGGCACTCAAAATTTGTTGAACGCAGATTTGTTCGATATTTCACAGATAGCTCCTATTTCTCAGGCAAGTCCAACCGCAGCATCTGACCTTCCGTCTCTGCTTGATCTGAACGCGGATCCTAACGCTCTTAGCCCTGCGGAAGAATTGGCTATAGCAAGGGGGAATCCTCCAACTCCGGGTCCGAATACAGGCAGCGGAGATTCATCTGTTCTTTTGACAGGTCAAGACGGCGATACTACTGGGGAGATTTACACCCCAGAGCTTCAGTTAGCCAATTTGGCCAATCTTCGTATTCAGGGCACTGGTAATGAGAACATAGACGGAAGAACCGTAGTTAACGATTTAAACACCAGAACCGCAGGCGCGGATGCTGGGTTTAGCCCTGCTGGCATATTGGCCAAAGCCTTGGGTGGTGGAATGGCTACAAATATTGCGAAGAATGTGCTTTCTGGCGATCCCGATATTTTCCCGGTCATTGATTCTTCGACTAATCAGATCATTGGTTATTCTGGTGAAGGTGGTAGAGGTTATACGGGCCGTCCCGGTTATAACCCGCTTCAGGCGGGTTTGCGTGGGGGTGGTGATCGTGTCAGGTATGATCCGGCAACAGGCGCTTACTTCGTTGATCCTCTTCCAGCCGGATATGACAGTCCAGACCCGCAGAATGAAGAGATGAATCGTTTACGAGCGGCACAGGAAGCAGTTACACCTCCTCCCGCCGACGTTGCTGATCCTATTGTTCCACCGGCTGATCCAATAGTTACTCCGCCCTTGCCGCCTGTTGTAGCTCCCTCTCCCCGTGATCCCGTAGATATTACAGCCCCCGTACTCACTGGAGGGGTTCCGGGCATTGGTCCTGCGGGTATTACGGCTCCCATTCTCACTGGTCCGAATATGGGCGTTGATTCTTTGGCTCCTGTTGGTTTGCCGCAGTCGTTCTTGGATTTGTTGGCAAGCTTTAATCGTCCTGCGCCAAGGGCTATGCAGGATGGTGGCGCGGTTTTGGACAAAGCTGCGGATGATTTCTTGGGGGCGCTGAAGTCTGTAGCGTAACCGCATGGATGATTCCTTTAACATTCCTACCGAGTTTCTTACTGACGCTGAGTTAGATCAGCTTAGTAAGCATTTAGATAAATATAAAGAGTTGCATGAGCGTGATGCGCTTCAGGAGAATTTCTTGGAGTTTGTTAGGCATGTGTGGCCTAGTTTTATTGCTGGCAGTCATCACAAGATATTTGCTGACAAGTTAGAGCGTGTTGCGAGTGGCAAGTTAAAGCGTTTGATTGTGAACATGCCTCCGCGTCATACGAAGTCTGAGTTTGCGAGTTATTTGTTTCCTGCGTGGGTTATGGGGCGTGATCCTCATACGAAGATTATTCAGGCAACGCACACAGCGGAGCTTGCTGTTGGTTTTGGCCGCAAGGTAAAGAACCTTTTGGACAGTGAGATTTACCGAGATGTATTTCCTGAGATGGAGTTGGCTAGGGATGCGAAGGCGAGTGGTCGTTGGTCAACGAATGAGGGTGGTGAGTATTACGCTGTTGGTGTAGGCGGTGCGCTAGCTGGTCGTGGTGCTAATCTGTGTATTATTGACGATCCTGTTTCGGAGCAGGATGCGTTATCACCAACCGCGCTGGACAACATTTACGAATGGTACACATCAGGACCGAGACAGCGACTACAACCGGGCGGGTCGATAATCATTGTGATGACGAGGTGGTCGATCAGGGATTTGACAGCGAAGGTGTTACAGAAACAGGCCGAGGGTGGGGCGGATCAGTGGGAGGTAGTGGAGTTTCCTGCGATCTTCCCCGATACAGACAACGTGTTGTGGCCAGAATTCTGGGGCAGGGACGAGCTAGAAGGTGTTAGGGCAAGTATTCCTGTTAGCAAGTGGAATGCGCAGTACCTCCAGAACCCGACAGCCGAAGAAGGCGCGATTATTAAGAGGGAGTGGTGGAATATTTGGGAATCTGATGATCCGCCGCCGTGTGATTATATCATACAAAGTTATGATACGGCGTTCACGAAGAGTGAGAGGGCGGACTATAGCGCGATTACAACGTGGGGTGTGTTTTATCCAGACGAGGCTGAAGAACCTGCGATTATTCTTTTGGACGCAGAAAAGGGACGGTGGGAGTTCCCGGAGTTAAAGGATGCTGCTTTACGGTTGTATGGTGAGTATGATCCTGACATGGTGTTAATTGAGCAGAAGGCGTCTGGTACGCCTCTTACGCATGAATTGCGCAAGATGGGCATTCCTGTTAGTGCATTTACGCCGGGTAGGGGCGCTGATAAGTTTTCGCGTATGAACGCTTGTTCGCCTGTATTTGAGAGCGGTGTTGTGTGGTGTCCAGAGGCTCGTTGGTCTGAAGAGGTTATTGAGGAGTGTGCTGCGTTTCCTAACGGCGAACACGATGACTTGGCCGATAGCATGACACAGGCTATACTTCGTTTTAGACAAGGTGGTTTTATTCGTACTCGTGCTGATTATGAGGACGATGACATTCACGCATACCGAAGGCGTAAGGAGTATTATTGATGGCTGGTAAAAAGAAGCCTTTCACAAGAAAGCCAAACGTAGGCAGACCCTTTGACAAGCAGGGTCGATTGGCAGATTTGGTTCGCGCTCTTTCTGGTGTGAAAATGCCTTTTGACAAAAGCTTGAAAATGCAAGAAGGCGGCGCTGTTCCACCTGAGTACAAGGGTTTTTCCAAGCTCCCTGAAGAAGTTCAGATGAAGATGAACCCGCAGGCTGCCAAGAAGTATAAGAACGGCGGAGCCGTAATGGCTAAGCGTGGCGGTTCATTCAAAGGCACTCGTTGATGGCTTTACCAGCATCCAGAATTGACGGCGATGAATTTGTAAGAGCAGCGCAAGCAGTGGGTTTGCCTACTACCAGAACTTCTCTTAACAGAATCGTCAATTTAGTTAATCAAGGCATGACCCCAAGTCAGGCAGCACGTCAGTTAGCAAATAGTGGTAAGATAATGCCAAAGCGTGGCGGCACATTCAAAGGAGTAAAGTAATGGCTGATAAGATGACACGACCAACGCCGAAACCTGCTTTTGTTCCCGGCAAGCCGGGAAAGGCAACTCGCAAAGAGTCAACTTTCAATATAGAAGACGTCATTAAGAAAATGCAAAAATCTGAGCGTTCATTGTCTGAGGCAGATATTAAAGCGCTTGGCGAGATGATAAAGCCAGAAAATCCACCCGTACCAAGGGGTAAGGTTTCTGGCAATATGAATGAAAGTTTAAGGCAGAACTTTAAAAAAGGTGGTGCTGTTTGTCGTGGTGGTCGTTCTGCCGAGCGCGGCACAAGCTTTCGTGGTGTGAGGTAACTATATGTTGTATAAGGGCAAAGAGGCTGGCTTCTGGCAATGTGCCTCTTGCCCTTCTACGGCACAGCTATGTGACCCACACCGCGTAGCGCCGAAGTCAGCCTCACGATAGGAGTGAATAATGGCAGTTGAAAAAGATATTGGCGCTGGTGGAGATGTGTTGCTAGAGGGAATAGACACCTCTGACATTGATGTCATGATGCTTCCGGAAAATCCACAAGTCATGGAGTTGGAAGACGGTTCTGCAATTGTAGGGCAGATAGAGGAGCAAATTGAAGTTGCTCCTGTTTCTTTTGATGGAAATTTAGCTGAGTACATTGACGAATCAGATTTGATGCGTGTTTCGTCTGATTTGGTTGGTGATATTGAAGAAGATATGTCTTCTCGTAAAGAGTGGGAAGAAACATACAAGCGCGGCATTGATCTTCTTGGTATGGAGTACGATGAACGCAGTGAGCCATTTGAAGGCTCTACAGGCGTTGTTCACCCTCTTCTTTCTGAGTCTGTTACGCAGTTTCAGGCACAAGCTTATCGTGAAATGCTTCCTTCTGGTGGACCTGTTCGCACACAGATCATGGGTGCTGAAACGCCAGAAGTTATCGCTCAATCTGAGCGTGTTAAGAATTACATGAATTACATGCTCACTTACGAGATGGAAGAGTATGATCCTGAAACGGATCAAATGCTTTTTTATCTACCGATAGTGGGTTCTACCTTTAAGAAGGTTTATTTTGATCCTCTGCTTCAGCGCGGTGTCAGTAAATTTGTTCATGCTGAAGATCTTGTTGTTCCTTATGGAGCAACTGATTTGCTTACCTCTCCTCGCATTACGCATGTTATTCGCATGGACAGCAATGAAGTACGCAAGATGCAACTTGCTGGATTTTATCGTGATGTTGATTTGCCGTCATCTGGCGATAACGGTGAGTATTCAGACGTAAAAGAAGCGATTGATGACGCACAAGGTGTGCAGGCTGCTGGTCCTTCTTACGAAATGACACTGTATGAAGTCCATACAGCTTTGGATCTTGATGGATTTGAAGACAGAGATATTGAGGGAGAGGAAACAGGGTTAAAAATCCCTTATATCGTCACGATTCTTGAATCTACTGGTGATGTTTTGTCTATTCGGCGAAATTATGATCAGAACGATCCACTAATGCGTCGCAATCAGTATTTTGTTCACTATAAATTTTTGCCCGGACTAGGATTCTATGGCTTTGGCCTGACCCACATGATTGGAGGGCTATCTCAAGCCTCTACAAGCATCCTACGGCAGCTTATTGACGCTGGTACACTATCTAACTTGCCTGCTGGATTTAAGGCGCGTGGTGCGCGTATTAGGGACGAGGATGAGCCTCTACAGCCCGGTGAGTTCCGTGATATTGATGCTGCTGGTATGGATATTCGTCAGTCCATTATGACGCTGCCATTTAAAGAGCCGTCAGGTACTCTTTATCAGCTTATGGGCACTCTTGTTGAGTCTGGTCGGAGATTTGCGTCCATGGCTGACATGAAAGTGGGCGAAATGAAGGGTGAAACGCCCGTTGGCACGACTATGGCCATTATGGAGCGTGGAACAAAGGTGATGAGCGCGATTCATAAGCGTCTTCACTACTCTCAGAAGCAAGAATTTAAGCTTTTAGCCTCTGTTTTTGCTAAATTCAGCGCTCCTATATACCCATATGCGGTTCCCGGCGCTCCTCCAGAGATAAAACAGGCTGATTTTGACGACAGAATTGATGTTCTGCCTGTATCTGATCCAAATATCTTCTCTATGTCGCAGAGAATTGCTTTGGCGCAGACGCAATTGCAGCTTGTTCAGTCAAATCCTGAAATTCATGGTGGGCCACAGGGCTTATACGAAGCATATCGTAAGATGTATGAGGCTCTTGGCGTTACAAATATTGATTCTATCCTGCCAAGGCCACCGCAGCCTCAACCAATGAATCCTGCTCGTGAAAATCAGGAAGCATTGCGCAATCAAAGGTTGCAAGCGTTCCCACAACAGAACCATGCCGCTCATATTGAGGCGCATTTGGCTATGTTGGCCACTCCTATAGCACAAGCTAACGCGAACATCGTTATGACACTTCAGGGTCACATTTCAGAGCATATTGGATTGATGGCTGAGATGCAGGCACAGCAGGAGGTTACTGCAAACCTGCCTCCTGAAGCGCAAATGATGTTGCAACAAGATCCAATGATGCAGCAACAGATTCAGGCAGAGATCGACAATCGCGCAGCCGTGTTGATTGGTGAACTTACTGAACAGTATGCACAAGCAGTAGCTCCTGCTGAAAATACTGATCCCTTGGTAGCGATCAGACAGCAGGAGTTAGCTCTACGCGGGGCCGAAATACAGGAAAAAGCCCGTCAGTTTGAAGAGAAGCAGGGAATGGAGCAAGAGAAAGAGCGTAATGACGTTCTTCTTGCGCAACAACGTCTTGATTTGCAGGAAGAAGCAAATGGAGAGCGTATCAGGGTGGCTGAAGATCGTGTGCAAGCTCAACGCGATATAGCTGCTGCAAATTTAAGAAATAGGAGGCAGTAATGTCAGCCAGTTCAATTAGTCGCCAAGTAGCGGAAGTAGAGAAGTCAAAGAAAGTGGAGAGGCGTCATGCCCTTGAAGCGAGGAAAGTCCCAGAAGTCGATAAGCAGCAACGTGAGCAAGCTAATGTCGGAGGGGTATCCCCAGAGACAGGCAGTAGCGATAGCGTTGTCGAAAGCGGGAAAATCGAAGTCAAGCCGGTCACAAAAAAAGCGCCAGCAAAAAAAGCCTCAACAAAGAAAAAGTCCGCAAAGAAAAGCTAGTGGCGGTACCGTTTCTCGCTTTTCCAGCATAGCTAGGCCGCAAAGATTTTTAGGAGTTAGATAATGGCTGACGACGACTACAAATCTGAAT